TGTGCGGACAGCGAATTAACGCCTTTGCCAAGCCCCATTTTATTATACGTTCACTCCAAATGTCAGGAATAAAGTTAAATTTTAAGAATTTGTCGTGAGGCGTACTCGAACAGATAAATGGGATAGCGTTTTTTCTAAAATTATACGAACTCGGGACGGGTGGAGTTGCGTGAGGTGTGGGACAAGCTATATTCCTCCAACCAAGGCTTTGCACAATTCCCATTATTTTAGCAGGGGGAGATATTCAACGAGATTTGATGAAGAAAACTGTGATGCCCTATGCTATGGTTGTCATGAGCATTGGGGATCATCCGATAAAGAAGGCTATCGGGATTTCAAAATAAAACAGCTTGGAGAAAATGGATTTAATGCTCTGTATGTTAGGTCGACTCGGATAGTAAAAAGGAGGGATTATCTAAATGACGTTTTTTATTTAGCATTAAAAGAACGTCTGAAACAACTCTAATCTTGCGGGAGATATAGATGCGGAATACTAATAAGCCTCCTTATGCGGTTACGGAAAGCCCTAAGAAAAGACTTACTCCAAAACAACTTGAAGTCTTTATTTATCGTATAGAGGGATGGACTCAACAGAAAATATCCGATTATTTAGACATTTCAAGAAGTGCCGTTCAAGGACACATGAGGGCAATCAGAAAAAAAGGATTCAATCTTCCTTAATAGTATCATTTAATATTCCCCTAACTTACTATATTCTTTAAGTTACAGGTGCTGCACCTTCAGAATAAGTATCATTGGCACAATGATATGAAGGGAGTCCTTATGAAAGATTTTAAAGAATATAAAAGTGAACATGGAGAAGATGTTTATGATCAAAAGGATCGGTATTTCTCTGTTGATTTCCAAGATATTGAAGCTCGATATTCCAATGCTTCAGACAGGGATTTGCATTCTTCTCCAATTGTCGAGAAAATTATTTATGCACTTGGTGATCCCGAAGAAGATATTGGGAAACGAACCAAGCCACCTTATGATTATGTAAATCCCCAAAGATTATCTGATCTTGCAATTTTAGGTTTTTCAGATGTACAGATTGCTCAGACGCTTTCGGTTAGTCCTGAAAGTGTTAAACGGGCAAGATCACTATACCTGTAAGGGTTTGACAACCGTCATATAGTAATCTTCAAGGACGGGAAACCGACCACCCTACAATCGAGGTAGCTACCTCAATTATATGAAGAATGGACAACTCAAAACAGTTTACCATCCTATCGAAGCATTAATTTTTGCCGAATATAATCCTCGGCAACTCACCAAAGATCAATATGACAACCTTCGTGATTCTATAAAAAGATTCGGTCTGATTGATCCTATTATCATAAATAAACACCCCGAACGGGAGAATGTAGTAATTGGTGGGCATCAAAGATTAAGGATTTCAAAAGATTTAGGGATTGAAAAAGTACCTTGTGTTGAGCTTAATCTTGAGCTTGATGAAGAAAAAGAATTAAACGTCAGGTTAAATCGCAATGTAGGAGAGTGGGATTATGACGCTCTTGCCAATTACTTTGATGTGAGTGAATTATTAGACTGGGGCTTTCAAAATTATGAATTGGGCGTAGATGATAAGTTCAATCTTGATGAAAATGAGTTATGGGAGGGGATGCCTGAATATGAGAATGAAAATATAACTCCGTTTCGCAGTATTAATGTAAGATTTAGAAATGAAAAAGATATTAAAGAATTTTGTGATTTAATTGGACAAAAAATTACTAATGAAACGAAATCAATATGGCATCCTAAACTTAAACAAAATGATTTTATTTCAGAGGCATATATAAGTGAGGTTTAGTCCAGTATTTGTAGATAGTAAGGTAACGGGTGGGCATTACGCTTTTCAAACTAAAAAATCGTTAAAACCGTTTGAAAACAATATGCGAGAATGTAAGAGTATTGAATTAAATGATTCTGATATTGTAGCCGATATAGGAGCTTATGTCGGAGAGTATTCAATGTGGGCTTCCAAGAATGGAGCTAAAAAGGTATTATCTTATGAACCCACTCCATATACGTTTGAAATTCTATCTATGAATAAACACTCTAAAATGGAATTATTTAATTTTGCGGTAGTGGGAGATGACAGTAAATATGTGAATTTATTTATTTCAAAAGGGATCGGTGCTACTAATAGTATAGCTAAATCACATAGTAAAGCGGGTTCAGTGAAAGTTAAAGCTATACGATACGAAGAAGCTATTAAAGATGCAACTGTTGTAAAGATAGATGTAGAGGGTGCTGAATATACTTATGATGTTATCCAACCGCAGTTAAGAGCAATTATTTTAGAATTCCATCCAATATCTCAGAAACCTTGGAAAACATGGGCATTGAATCTTATAAAAAAGATAGAAAATGCAGGATTTAAGCCTGTTATGACACCAACTTTTAATAGTGGGTGGAGCTTAACGGGAAGTTGGGAGAAATGAATCCAGATTATCCAATTTATATTATTTCAAAAGGGAGATGGGAGTCTCGCCTTACGAGTAAAGCACTGGAAGAAATGAAAGTTCCTTATCATATTGTAGTAGAACCGCAAGAATATGATAATTATGCGAGTGTTATAGATTCAACTAAGATACTTGTTTTACCGTTTCAAGATTTAGGTCAGGGTTCTGTCCCCGCCAGAAATTGGGTTTGGAATCATTCTATTGGAATAGGTGCTGAGCGGCACTGGATTTTAGATGATAATATCAGATCATTTTTTTATTGGAATAGAAATGCACAACATAGGGTTAAATGTGGCAATACCTTTAAGGCGATAGAAGATTATGTTAATCGTTTCACCAATATAGCGTTGGCGGGTATGCAGTATCATGGTTTTGCTGTAAATGTTACGAAGCGTCCTCCTGTTGTTTTCAATCGCCGGATTTATTCCTGTATATTGATTAAGAATGATTTGAAATATAGATGGCGTGGGAAATATAACGAAGATACTGATCTGTCATTATGTGCATTAAAAGATGGATGGTGTACTGCACTTTTCTATGCTTTTTTATGCGAAAAAATGGTAACGATGTCAATGGAAGGCGGCAATACGGAAGAACTGTATATACAAGATAAAAAATTTGATGGAAGGCATGCTATGGCAATGTCATTGAAACAGCAACATCCCGATTTAGTTAAAGTTAAAAAACGATGGGGAAGATGGCAGCATGTAGTTGATTATAAGCCATTCCAAAAAAACAAATTAATCAAAAAAGAAAACACTTTTATCCCAAAAGGAATTAATAACTACAATATGCAATTAGTTAATGTCTAATATTTTAGTGACTGGAGGGGCTGGATTTATAGGCACTAATCTTATTAAGAGACTAATAGACAATAAACATCATGTAGTATCATTAGATAATTATTCATCAGGAAAGAAAGCAAACCATCAGGAGGGTTGCTCTTATTATGAAACCGATTTATCTAAGATCCTTAAACTCGAAAAAAAATTACTTATAGAGACATTAGAGAACGGTGAATTTGACTGTATTTATCATTTGGGAGCATTGGCAAGGATACAGCCATCTTTAATAAGCCCCGCCCATCATATAAGCAACAATTTCAATTCAACATTACACATTTTAGAATACGCACGATTAAAGAATATTCAAATTGTTTATGCAGGATCAAGCTCTAAACATCACGGACTATATGGAAGCCCCTATGCTTGGTCAAAATGGGGTGGAGAAGAATTATGCAAACTATACAGTCGAGTTTATGGGTTAAGTACAACGATATGCAGATTTTATAATGTTTATGGTTTATATCAATTAGATAGTGGTGAGTATGCTACTGTTATCGGGATATTTGAAAAGCAATTTAGAAAGGGGTTTCCCTTGACGATCACGGGAGATGGAGAACAAAGACGAGATTTTACTCACGTTGATGATATAGTGGATGGCTTAATTGCATGCTTTGGTAAAGATTTTAAGGCTGAATTTTTTGAATTGGGCAGAGGTGTTAATTACTCTATTAACGAAGTGGCAGAGATGTTTGGTGCTAATTATCCTAAGAAATACATACCGAAGCGAAAGGGTGAGTATCCATTTACATTAGCTGACTATTCTAAAGCTGAAGCAATGCTTGATTATAAACCAACACAGAACTTAAAGGAATATCTGACAACAATAGCTAATGCCTGATGTTACAGGAGATAACAGGAATTCAGATGGTACTTTCAAAGCGGGAGTGTCTGGTAATCCCAATGGACGACCCCAAAACAAACAATCAATTCCTGACTTACTCAGGAAGATCGGCTCAGAAGAAGGTTCAGCTGAGGGATTAACTAAACTTGAGGTGGTATTGAGGAAAGTGTTCGGGTTTGCTGTTGATGGAAAATGGTGGGCTGTCCAGTTCATAGCGGACAGGACGGAAGGAAAGGCGATAGAGCGAAGTGTGGACTTAGACTCTCAAGAGTGGAAGGAAGTCGTGAGAGAAGCATTCAAGCCTGAAAGCTGACTATTTTAAGCGAATAGGATACGAGCCTGAGCCTATTCAATGGGATATACACAATTCAAAGGCTCGTTTTAGAGTAAATATACAGGGAAGAAGAAGTGGTAAATCATACGGTGCAGCAAGGGAAGCCGAGATGGCTATTTTTAATGAGAATAGTCGTGGGTGGATTGTTGCTCCTTCCTATGAACTTGCTAATAAGATTGGCAGGGAAATTCATGAGAACCTTATCTTCAAATGCAAATTCCCAACAATCAATAAACGGGTTCACAACGGACAACTATTCTATGCCAAATTTATCAACAAGGCAGAAGTCTGGATTAAATCTGCCGATTCTCCCGATACAGGACTTGTCGGAGAGGGACTTGATTGGCTTATCATTGATGAAGCCGCTCTTATTTCAAGAACAATTTGGGAGCAATACCTTAGACCAACCCTCGCAGATAGACGGGGATGGGCTTTATTCGTTTCAACCCCTCGGGGATACAACTGGCTACATGATCTCTACACGAGAGGGCAGTCTGATGATTATCCCGAATGGGAGTCTTGGCAGCACGCCAGTACAAGTTCGAGGTACTTCAGGGATAACGTAGAGGAACTCAAGAATGAATTCACAAAAGAGACCTACGAACAAGAATATCTCGCACGATTTACTTCATGGGCAGGAACGGTATTCAATTTCGACAGAGACATACACGTTGGTAGATATGATTTCAACCCTAATTGGGAGACTTATTGCTCTATTGATTTTGGCTTTCGCATGCCTTCCGTTGTTTGGCTACAAGTTGGTAAAGTGGATGGGGATGTTGAAGTCCATATCATAGATGAGATCATTCATAAAACAAATGTTAAAACCGAGGAATTGGCTGATAAGATTCTTGCAAAGAACTACCCCGTTTTACACGTTTATTGCGACCCAGCGGGAGCAGGAGTTCAATCAACATCAGGAGTCGGAGACGTTGAAATCTTTAAAAGAAAGGGTATCTTCCCAAGATTTAAGACGGATAAAGTTAGCCGTTCCATCGCTTCAGGTATTGATTTGGTTAGATCGTATCTCGAAAACGCCGATGGGAAAACAAGGCTATTCGTCTCGGATGAATGTAAAGGCATCATAGAAGATTTTGAAAACTATCGCTATCCAGACAAGAAAGAGAATCAAAGACTTAAGGATGACCCACTAAAAGATGGACGACACGATCACGGCATGGATGCTGTCCGTTATTTTTTCGTTAATAAGTTTCCAATCGTTAAGCGGGAGGCGATTGAAGTACAAAGGTATTGGTAAATGATTATTCCCGATTTAAGCGAAATGAGTATTGTCGCAAGTATAAAAAAATGGATAGATGATTCCCATATTAAAGAGCGTGAAGATAGGATCAATTCAATGAACTATTATGAAGGGATTAATCTTGAAGAAAATACTCGCAAATGGTTTGATCCATTGGCACTTAAATATGCTCCTCCTATGGCAGTCAACGTCACTAAAAAACTAATTGATGCTCGATTTATTGCATATAAAACTCCACCAGAAAGGAAATCAGACGAACGCTACCATGAAGTAATAGGTGACTTAGATCAAGATATGATTGAAATGGATAGGCTTACAGGGTTACTCGGTACGATTGCTATGCTTCGATTCTATGATGAAGATAGAAAAGTATTAGACTCACATATCCTTACTGATTTCGAACCTTTGTTCGTTTGTAATGATCCAAGACCTATTGGAATAGTTTATCCTTTATTTAGTCACGGTAATTCTAAAACAGAAGAACAGGAGTGGGTTTACTGGAGTGATAACGCCCATTTTAAGATACTTAAGAGCGGTCAGATTATCCATGTGAACGAAGAGGATGTAAATCCTTATGGAGTAATACCTATTGTATGGAGTCATCTTTATCCTATGATGGGTAACGAATGGTGGCGTACTGGCAAGGGGAAAATGGTCTCAAGTTCCAATCAACTCTATAACGTATTCGGCACTCAATTATCACTTGGGAATATGTATCAAAGTCTCGGTCAGAGTGTTTTAACTGGAGTGGATGAAGCAACACGCTTAAAGATGGATGTGTCTAAGCTATTAGTATTGCCAGAGGGTGCAAATTATTCCATTGTATCACCATCAGGATCCTTAAATGAGATTAGGGAGAATATGAAGTGGATAGTTGAAACAACAGCCCATGCTCTACATCTTAAAGTTAAATGGGGTAGTGATGCGGGTTCTACAAGTGGTGAACATCAGCGAATCCTTGAAGTTGATCTAACCGAAGCTGTTATGGCTGATTTTGAAAGATGGCGAAAATTTGAAAGTAAAAGATTCGATTTAGATAAAGTGATATTGGAAACGAATGGAATAAATGTGGGGGATGAATACAACGTTGATTTTACCGAGCCTCACATCCCGCTATCCCCGAAAGAAGAACGAGAAGAATGGGAATGGAAATGGACGAATGGTTTAGCTACCAAGAAGGATTGGTTCAGACATTACAATCCAGATTTCAGTGAGGAAGAAATAGATGAACGAATTGGTGAAGCCAAAACTGAATCACAGCCGCCCCCCGAAGAGCAACAAGGACTATTAGGAGCCTTAGCACGACAAGTTGCCTAACATACAAAAAGAAATAGAAATAGCAGGTGTTGAATTTGCCAAAGCGGTAGAGCTTATGGAAGTCTCTATTGTCAATGCTATTGTAGATATGCGAAAGCAGGGATTGGTAAGTAGTGAAATCTATCTTGCTTTATCAGCCCTTGATATGGAAGAATTTATTTTAAGAGATATAGGTTTTGCGGCTGACATAGACAATTTAATGGTGAAATATGAAACGGGTGTCCTTGCCAACATGAAAATGTACGGATCAGTGACCGAACCTATGTTACAATCTATGGTAGCTATTGATAAAGCGACCTTTATGAAACAAGCAGGCTATCAGGCTAATCTTATTAAGCAGGAATTGGGTCGTAAAGTCTTATCTGGTGCAAGTGATACTCAAATGCTTAATTCACTCAAGGAAATAGTCCGACCAGATCATGCCAAGACGTTGGTTAATACTTCCCTAAATACTTTTAGTCGTACTGTTAATGCTGAGATGGCTCGGAGTTTACCTGCCGATCAAAAGTTTATTTATGAAGGACCTGTTGATGATAGGACTCGGGATATTTGTCTTGAGATGGCGAGTGCGGGAAAATTAACACAAGACGAAGTCGAATCATCTTATCCCGGTTCATTTGTAGATGGCGGTGGGTTTAATTGCCGTCATAGGTGGACTGCTATCGAGGCGGCTTCTTCCGCATTATTAGATCAATCTGGAGCGAAGAATAGAATTTCATCAAAACAGGACGAAGGGAAATGGCAAACGCCACAAACTCCCCTTCAACAATTAAGTGGCTAAAGGAATACCAGATATAATCCCGAGGTCTAAATCCGAATGGACGAAACTCGGTAATAAAGTCGTTGGTAAAAT